AGCAGTAACGCTGATACAGGAGAGGAATGGACATGGCTGAAACAAGAACCACAATAACAGTCAGGCCAGACCTTGCCGATTATCGTGGTTTACTTAAAGCATTAAATGTGATGGACAAAGAAGCCCAGTTTGAACTCAAAAACGAGGTTTACTCAATCAGTTCATGGACTGCCACAGAAATTCAACGTGCTGGATTTGCTCACCCTTACTATCCAAAACAAGCACGCATTGTGGCTGAAACTGTAAGAGCAGCCCGAGATCGTGTACCGACTGTTTATGTTGGCGGTGGCAAGGGTCGCGTGTCAGGTGGCGCAAATGCTGGCCAGTTGTTGTTTGGTAATGAGTTTGGTGGCGATCGCAACGCCTTTGGTAACGCCAACGCATTCCCTAATGGCGGTTTTAGATTCCCACCTCGCACAGCCCGAGAGGGTCGCGGCAACACTGGATACTGGATTTTCCCAACACTTAAAGCAATGCAACCAGAAATTAAGAAAAAGTGGTTTGCTGCAATAAATAAAGTAATGGACAATTGGGCGAGGACACCATAATGGCTGATGTAAGAACACTCAAACTTTCATTACTTGCCGATGTGCAAAAGTTTCTTACTGGCATGGATCAAGCAGACAATGCCACAAAATCTTTTTCAAGCAAGGTCGGGAAATACTCAAAGGCAATGGCCAAATCTTTTGCAGTCGCTGGCGCAGCTGCTGGGGCCTATGCAATCAAGATTGGCATTGATGGAGTCAAGGCAGCCGTTGAGGATGAAGCATCACAAAAGCAACTGGCGGAAGCCTTAAAGAATACGACCAATGCCACTGATGCACAGATCAAGTCCACCGAGGGTTACATCACTAAACAACAGTTGGCCTTTGGCGTAGCCGATACAAAGTTGCGCCCGGCACTTGCTAACCTAGCCCGAGCCACTGGCGATGTAGGCAAGGCGCAAGAACTAACTAACCTTGCAATGGACATCAGCGCGGCCACAGGCAAAGATCTAGAGGGCGTATCACTTGCCCTTTCTAAGGCCTACAACGGCAATCTAGGCGCACTTACAAGGCTTGGTGTGCCATTAGATGCCAGCATCATAAAGACCAAGGATTTTAACGCAGCACAAGATGAATTGAGCAGGTTATTTGGTGGCGCAGCTAAGGCCAACACTGAAACCTATGCCGGCCAGTTGGCTATCGTTACCGAGCGCACTGCCGAACTCAAAGAGTCAATCGGTGTGGCATTACTGCCAACAATGAAAATCTTGCTAGAGGAAGTTAACAAAGTTGCCAAGGGATTCAGTGGCGAGGACCCACAGGGATTGAGCAATCGGGCCAGAGAACTAGCTGGAACTTTTGAGGGCGATGGCGCATACAGTTTGGGTTATTCACTGCGAGCAGTTGCCGAGGCATTCACTCGATTATTTGATGAAATAGCCAGCCCTGATGCCGCCACTGGCGTATCCACCTTAGAAAAGTTGGCAGCTGCAATGGAAACCTTTGCCAATGCCATTAACAGTGTTACTAATGCTTATCGCAGTTACATGACCTTTTATGACAAAGTTCCTAGCGCGCTGAAAAACTTTATGAATCCATTCAACCGTTTAGGCGATTACATTTCATTAGCAGGAAGTCGCGCCGCTGGTGGCTCGGTCATGGCAAATCAGCCTTACCGAGTTGGCGAGTTTGGCCCTGAAACTTTTGTCCCAACAGGCTCTGGCTCAATTCGCAAGGATAGTGGCAGTGGCCAAGGCGTGACCGTAATCATGAATGGCATCATTGATGGTGAGTCTGCTCGCCGATCAATCGAGAAGCTGCTACAAGATAGCGCAAGGCGCACAGGCGCGGTCAACTTTATTGGGGCAACATTGTGACCGTATACACGCCATTCCCCAAGGTAATCTTTGCTGGGGTAAATGAGTATGCAGATAACACAATCAGCAACATCTCAATAAGCCTAGGCCGCCGTGACATTTACGAACAAGCCCTAGTTGGCATTGCCAATGTAAGACTTTGGACTGATGCAGATACCGCGCTAAACGTGAACCTATCTGACAGCATTCAAATTCAGGTCAAGGATTCGACCAATACTTACCGCACGATATACACAGGCACGATCTCTGATCTCAATGTCAGCCTAGATGCCTACGGCGATAAAGGATCAGTCGCGGTTTACAGCATTACAGCCGTTGGCCCACTAGCAATCCTTAACCGCTTTACAACTGGCGGCGATGGCTTTGCCAAAGAGTTTGACGGCACACGGGTATTAAACATTCTTTCGGATGCATTTTTAGAAAACTGGGATGAGGTCGTGCCAACCTTGACTTGGTCAGCTGTGAGCAGTCTTGCCACATGGGACAACTGGGGCGGGGCTAACCAGACTTTGGTTGACAATCTGATCGCTGACATTGATACACCCGGCACATACGAATTGACTGCCTACAACGATGGCGTTGCTAATGCCCTGACATTGGCACAGAATGCCGCCCAATCTGGTCGAGGATTCTTATATGAAGCACCTAACGGCGAGATCCATTATGACTCATACACATCCAGAGCCACACAAACACCGCTTACCCTTACTGATGATGACCTGTTGGCCGTAGGACTGCGACAGGCCGCCCAGTGGTCAGAGATCGTCAATGACGTGACCTTGACCTACAAGAACAACCAAGAAAAGTATGCGGCTGATTACACCAGCCAGCAATCCTTTGGCGAACTATCAGGAAGTAGAGCAACGCAGCTAGAAAATGGCAGTGATGCTCAAAGTCAGGCTGACGCATTCTTGGAAAGTCGTGCATTCCCTCGCACCTATCCCGAGGAACTTACGATCCCGCTGCATAGCCCGACTGTTAGCGATGCCACCCGGGATGCCTTGATCTTGATGCACGTTGGATCAGCTGTATACACACAGGATTTGCCAGCAGTATTCGGTGGAACTTTTGATGGCTTTGTCGAGGGCATTAAATGGAATATTGACCGATACACAGCCAACATGACATTAATTTGTTCGGCAATTTCCGAGACATACCCACACGCAATTTGGCTGCAAATCGCACCAACCGTAACTTGGGCGGGGTATACTCCAAGTACCACAGAATGGCAGGATTTGTAACCATGGCAGTAACTCCGAACTACGGCTGGCCAGTACCAGTAGCGACAGATTATGTTAAGGACGGCTACGAGGCTATTGCCGACCTTGGCGATGCTATCGATGCAACCGTGTTTGGCCTACCTAGCGGCGCATTGACTTTGATTAGTGATACCACAATAGGCTCAGCCGTTGCAAGCGTTACAGTAAGCGGAGCATTTAGCGCAACTTATGAAAATTACAAAATTTTTATTAGTGGTGGTGCATCAAGTGCTGGAAATATTTATTTAAATTTTAAGTTAGGCGCGGCTTCTACTGGGTTTTATAATAATTTTAATTATAGTGGTTTTACATCAGGCGCACTCGCAAGTATAGGCATTAACAATGGCGCCCAATGGGGTTACGTCGGGTCAGCAGATACCGCAGGCCTTAACGCTTGCATTGAACTTACATCGCCTTTTTTAAGTAAAAGAACAATGTTTACAGCACCTCAATATTTCAATGGAGATGCTGGCACTTCTGTGGGTTATTTAAATGATAGTAATTCGTACACTGCTTTTACGATTACACCAAGCGCAGGAACTTTAACGGGTGGCAAAATCTACGTTTACGGATACGGAATATAAAATGGCAACGAGCAAACCAAAAATACAAATTGACGACGTAGTTCGCGTTATGACTGATGCAGAATACGCAAATTATCAAACACAACAAGCCGAAGCCGCCGCGCAACAGGCCGAAGCCGAAGCAAAAGCAGCTGCACGCGAAAGCGCACTAGCCAAACTTGCAGACCTTGGACTAACCGCCGAGGAAATAGCAGCACTGTAATGACATTCCTAACTTGGTTTGCACATAGTCCACTAGCCTCATTTGTCAAAGTATTTGGTGCAGGTTTCCTTGGCTGGTTAATGATCAATTTAGACACTTTGGACATTCACCCGGCAGTAACCATTGGCCTTGTTTCAGCATTACCAATTCTTATTAACTGGCTCAACCCTGAGTACACCAATTACGGCAGGGCCCACTTAGATGAAGCCGATTAGATTAGGCATTGTTACATTCCCCTATGGGGCTAAGTACAAGTCAGGATCATTACACAAAGGCGTTGATTATCGCGCTAGTGTAGGCACGTCAGTTTATGCAGCTGTAGGTGGCACTGTGGTCCACGCTGGAAAGCATGTCTACAAAAAGGGCTGGGGGTTTGCCTTTGGCCTACATGTCATAGTGGATAACAACCGATTTCCAGACGGCACAGCGGGCCTTTGGGCTGGTTACTGCCATCTATCCAAGGTAGGAGTTAAAGTCGGCCAGCGTATCGCTAAGGGCGATTACATAGGCTTGTCTGGCAATACCGGGCGAAGCACTGGCCCACACCTACATTTCCAAATTCTTTCAAGCCGTACTTGGAATCCAACCAAGCATAAGAATCCACAGAAATGGATAGATGCATGAGCCAATACATTAGCCGAAAGTCAGATGCCTCATCCAAGATTCCAACACAGGAACTTAAAACTGATGTCTGGACTGCCTTAGAGGTTGACGGCCTATACACAGTTATACCAAATGCAGATTCAAACGCGGGTGCATTATGGGCTGCTTACCTAAACATCAAAACACCTAAAATTGGTGGGGCAACTGAACTCACAATCCGATGGACACGCGATCCTAAAGGC